CCGTAGTTCAAAGTATTGTAGTTTGCTGTCTGCAAGAAGCAACCGTATAGTTCCCATGTTTCAAGAACTTGCGGAACTGACGTGCCGTTACCACCATCTAGAATTTGAAGAACTGTTTCAAACTTATAATCTTGACCAGTAGCAGCAGACGCTTGCTCAACAAAGTCCATTTGCTTTTGAATCTGTTGGCCAACAGCAGAAGAAACACTTCCTGATGCATCATCGCGGATGTTTACAGTCATTGTTTGCCATTGATGTTTACCGGCTAGATACAGTGTTGAGTTGTACACTGGGAGAGTGATTTCTTGGAACTGAACGTTTGGTCTTGAGCAGTCTACAACTTGCTTTGTTAAACTCAAGCCAGCCGCTGAAGTAACACCAAAGTTCAAGAAGTTGACTCTAAATCTAAACTGTAGTTTAGGCATCAACAGTCCTTGGTTGCCACCGGCGTTATCAGAGGCTACTGTCATGTTAAACAATGATTGTGAGGCTGTCGCCATTTTATATTCTCCTGTTATAAGTATTTATCTTTATGAAGTGAGCGCCGAAGCACTCACTTCATAATTAGTAGCTTGATGTATTATTGATTGCCGAGTGTACCTGTAGCAACGACACGAACCGGGATGTAGATGAACTCTGCTGCTTTTACTGGTTCAATCGCACAGTCTACCCAGAGTTCATTAGCATCGATTCTAGCTGGTGTATTATTTGAAGCATCGCAGACTACTAAGAAGTCATAGAGTCCTCTTTTTGCTACTAGATCAACAAATAGTGATTGAATGACACCGGTGATTTGATTTCTAGTGATTGAATCGTTTGGTTCAAAGACGAACGGCCTTGCTGCAACTGCCAATTGACGAGTGACATAGCAAAGAAGTCTTACTACGTTGATTCTATCAAGTGCGGAAGTTGACGCATAACTTACCTTATTACCATAGTTCAGCAATCCATTACCAGTAAAGAATACCAGCGGGTTGATCTCATTAGCATATAGAACGTCACGAATACCTTGATTAGTCTTGATAGTGATAAATTCTCCTGTTTTCACATCAATGTAACCAATGTTTGTCGCATTGTCGATGATACCGCGTCGTGTGCCAGCTGGAGCAAACCAAGGGTAAGAAACAGCATCACTACGCAGAATAGTTCTAATCATCATATGTGATGGGGGAACTGCGACCAAGTTGCCACTCAAGTCTGAAGTGATACCTGATGGATAGAACAGACCCAAGTAAGTATTACGAGTTACTAGTCCATCTATGCCAGTTGACGTTGCGCCTGCAGCATTGTTTGCCCATGCTTGAATTGCAGTAGCATTAGCTGGAAGTGACATTGGAGTATCACCGATGATGAACGCTGTGTTACGTAGATCATCGTTGAGAACGACCATATCAGGTTGCAGCTCAGGATAGTTAGGGCAAGCGAGTAGGTCATAAGCATTGTCTGCATCACGAATAGCAGTGTTGGTTTCGATTGATGCTCTCAATGCTTTAACAACTATTGCTCTCTGTGCAGCACTCCCCATATAAGGAGCACCGTTTGCTTGCAACCCGGATTCTGTTACCCAGGCATCAGTTTGATTGGGAATATTTGCTCCTGGGAATCTGTTATTGTTAAAGTAGTTAGAACGGAATTGCTTTACATTATATCCCGAACGACGAGTATTGAACAATAACATACCTACTGGGTAGAGATCAGTAGAAGGAGCATCCAAGTCTAGATAATTGCTCACAAGCAAGCTTTGGATTGTTGGAATAGGATCATCAACCGGGTTAGTGTATTGGTTAGTTGCCCAACGAGCATCAGCGAAGACGATTCCGTTTGCGTTTACTGCATCAGTATTATCAATCAATACCCATTGATCTACGCCACTTACTTGTTGCCAACGACTGATGACTGGATAGTTTACTAGATCGCTAGTATCAACCCATAGATCACCGTATACTAGTGAATCACCAGTAGATTGTGTAGTTGGAACAGAAGCACTAATGATTGGTCCGTTAGGATCAGTCATGTTTGTGCCAGATGGTAGTGGGAAACCAGTGCTGCCATAGTCAACGTTTCCGTAACCCTGCCAACCAGTAGTAGTATTAACCATGATGTCTACTTGGTCAACTACGCTGTAGTACCAGTTAGTGAAGTCAGCAGGCGCAGTTACTGGGGCTCCAGCATTAGCGGTCATAGTGAAGTCTACCCAGTTTGACAATTGAGTCATGTAGTTAGGTGAACCAACTCCTGAGATGTAAGCAACACTAGTTACCGCGCCACCAGAAACTGTTAATACTTGAACTACTAGATCATTTGCAGGAGATGCTCCACCTAGTTGTGCTCCAGAGACTGTAACTTGATCACCTACAGTATATCCGCTGCCTGCAGCAGCGAATCCAATAGGATTAACATTGTAGTTTTGATAGTTGTTAGATACGTATAGAGATAGTCCTGTGCCAACTCCAGTAGTAGAAGTTTGAGTTACTGCCGTAGCTCCTGAAGTTGCAAAAGGACCAACTTTAACACCTACTGTTGAACCAGCAGTGAAGCCTGCGTCAGTCATTAGATAATTAGGTTGTAGTGTAGTTACATCATAGTCATCAACGATAATCACTCCACCGGTAGTGTGAGTGAGTTGAATTGCACCAGTAGAAGTCACTGTTGCAGTAGTATAAGGAACCGTAGCACCCAACCATGCATCAACAAAGTCAGTTGCTGTCCCTGCACTACCTGATGCAGTTAAAGTCAATGCGTGAGGACCTGATAGTACTGATGATCCCGGAACCGAAACCCAGATTTGACTGTTATATGTACCAACGGGGAATGAAGGTGTAGCCGTAGAACCTGTGATTACTGTAGGACCAGTCGCGAGTCTTTCCCAATAATAGATAGGACCTGCTAAATATCCGGTGCTATTTCTATATGAGAAATCAGAATTATAATTGTATTGAGCATAGATTGCTCCGGCTGGAATGTTCTGTCCACCAGTAGAATCTATCTGTGCGATTGCTGAAGCATCGCTTACTGCTAACGTTGAAGTTTGTCCTTGCCAACCTGCAGTTACGCTATTCCATCGTGAGATTACAGGGTTGAATCCTGTACCAGCCGAGCCGACCTTAATCCATATTGAACTATTCGGAGCAGGATATTGTTGACCAGTCTGCCATAGTGGTTGCTGAGACGATGTACCATAAGCTACTTGTGGTTGATAGTAGTTCCCGGCAGGGATACCTAAGTCAGTGAGAATTTGATTAGAGCCGGAGATGTTGAGGAATTCAGGACTAGTAATATTAGGAGACTCTCCGGTCTGTGCAGAGTAAAGTCTTAGTGCGCCGCCGGATACGGCTGCTCTCAAGTACGGTAATGCGTAATCATTGATTGATGCGGCCAGATAATTTACAGTGTTTTGACCAGGTGTGCCACTGACTGTAACAGTGATACTTGCTCCCCCACTAATTCCAATCGTCAAAGTGTTACCTGCAGTCAGTGTAGGATTTGACTGAGTGCCACGAACCGTAGGTAGTGAGTTTAACCAGTCTGTTGTGCCGATAGCTACCCATACGTTGCTCAAGTTCTTATAAAAGAACTGTGCGTTTGTGCCCGACGAAGGATAAGTGTAGTTAGGAATAGCATTGACTGCGTAATTGCCCACTGCGCCCAACGATGCAACTGGATACCCGCCAGTAAGCAAATCAGAATCAGTGATTACGATAGGAGAAATAGCAGTGAACTGACCAGTAGTAGAACTGAAGGAATAGATTCCCCAAGTTGTGCTTGTAGTGTCTAGCCAGTATGTTCCGTTTGCAGGATCTCCGCTTGGGCGGCCTGTTTGACCTACAAGACTTGCTAAATCAACGTCTGCTCTCAGGCAGTAAACTAGATTAGTGACACCGAGCGCGGAATACGCAGCAAGAAGTCCGTATTCATTGAGTTCATACCCTTGAATAGGAGTGCCGATATTAGTAGTATAGAAGAATGGATTACCATAAGTCTGCACCAAATCTAGTTGACTAGTGATTGCAAACAGTTTGTTTGCATTAGCTGCTGTCGTACCCGGAGCTACTGCTGTAGAAGTAGGATCAGCCTTGTTTTCTGCTGTAGCGAGCAGAATTAATGGGATGGTGCCAAGTGGCGCCGGAAGATACTGAGACTGATCAATGATCGTAACGTCTACACCTGGTGAAACTAATGCGGGCATTTTACTTTTTCCTTTGTATAATTATGAGGTTTACCACCTAAACCCAGATAACTCATCTGGGTTTGTATTATTATTTATACAAAAAAACAAAAAAGATTACCTAGATTGCTCAAACTGAACCTTCGAAGGTTAAAACTAAATATCTTTATGACTATGATAAGACCAATTTGCAAGACCTGTAACAAGAGACCTTGTGCCATTAACTACAAGCGTGATGGTGTGACTCACTACCGAAGCATATGTGATGATTGTGGTAAAAAGAAAACCAGGTCTAAATCCAAAGTTCATACTTGGGAGAGAGCAGGTTATAAGAAAAAACCCACATGCGACCTATGTGGGTTTAGGAGTCTATATCCGACTCAGATAACAGTGTTTCATATAAACGGTAATCTTACTGATGTGGGTTTTACTAACCTACGTAGTATATGCTTGAACTGTGTAGAAGTTGTCAAGCGTAGAGAAGTGACTTGGAAGCGTGGAGACCTGCAGGTTGATTATTAAGAATAGCCGCGATCTGGTTGTGTAGCTCATCTATCGTGCCATTATTATCTATCTGGCAATCATATTCTAGACCAACGCTACTGTATTCGCTAGCATGAACTTCATATT